TTCGATTTCTTCTCTGATCAGTTTCATTTTTCTTATTGAGTGAATGCGATTTTTACAACTCTCACATCTCCACCAGTTACATGGACGAGATCATCAGGTCTCTTAACGACGATATCGCTTGTATTTTGCAGCATTGTGAAAGTTGAGAACCCAACAAACCCAGAGGTTTGAAGACCAACTACAACGGTTGCACCAGAAGTATTGGTAATTCTTACAACACTGGCATTGCCAACACTGGTGCTGTTACCAATACCTGCGGCTAAATCCGCCTCATTTCCTAATGGTTTAAACTTAGCCATCCTCTTCCTCAGTGGGGTCTTCTTGGGTTACGTCATCTTCATAATCAATTTCATCACCAAAAAGATCTGCAGCGACTACAGGTCTTCCAGCTTCAAGTCTGTCTGCAGATTTTGCAAACAGGATATCCTTGATCGCATCACTAATTTCATGGGCGGGTGCGTCTTGCAACACCAAATCAACAAATTGTTCAGAATCCACGATAATGTAAGTACACTACAAATTATTTATATTTCGCCACCTTCAGGGGCTTCAACCGCAGTTTCATCAACTCCAGGATCTTCCATTGTTGGGGCTTTGTTTTGCAGATCCATTGCGGCACCTGCAAGTTCCATTGACTGCATCATGAGAGGATCTGGATACAAACCAGCCTCAATTTCCGCAGCAATCAGTTTATCCTGATCAACAATCTCTTCATCAGTTTGACGAAGAATCTTTCGTCTCACATAATCTTGTGAGAAATACTTACCAATGTATTGTTCGGCTTGTGCGGCGTTATTAATACGTTCTTGGAACAACTCACTTTCCTTGAGTTCTGCAAAGTGGTTGTCGTAAATATAGTCAAACTGAATGTGTTCGGACATTAATGTCCAATCTTCAGGAGTGACAACATTCTTCAGGAGAAGTTGCGTCTTCAACATGTCCAGGAACATGTTAGAGAACCTCTTGCGAAGACGACCAACAAACTTGTTGAATCTCAGTTCGTCTCTAAGAATTTCGGAAGAACGACCAAGGTTAAAACCACCTTCCCCACCGATACGGGTTTCTGGAACACCCAGAGATTTGTAGAGTTTTTTCTGGAAGTACTGAATATCAGTAATCTCACCAAGGTTCTGTCCTCCTGGTAGAGTTGTGATCTCAGTTCCGCGGCCACCTTCTCTTCTTGGCAACCAGAAATCTTCAAGCATACTCATATGCTTTTTGTCATCACGAATTTCTCCAGTATTTGCGTCATAGACCAACTTGGATCTATAACGATTCATAACTTCACGGAGATATTGTTCTGCCTTCACCTTTGGCAGATTACCAACGTCAATATAGAAAATTCTTCTTTCTGGAGCACGAGATAGTCTGTAGATGACAAGACTATCTTCAATCATTCTCAGTTGATTGAGGGCTTTAATGCCCTTGTGTAACCAAGAAAGTGTGATATGTTTGTTGCGATCTACAAGACCAGATGTACAATAAGTGATTGCATCTTTAGCAATCTTTACTGCACCGTTAGTTCCATTTGTTGGCAAATAAGACGACTTTCCAAAATTAGGATTATATTCAAAATACTCATCCAACTCTGGAGTAAGTGTTTGTTTATCTTTTGTTAGTACGGCTAAAGAATTTGGATCTTTCTTTTTGGTTTGTCTAACATACTTGATCTTCAATGCATCAATGTATCTCAGTTCTTGGATACCTGCATGTGGATCTTGAAGATCAATTACCTTATGATAATAAAGTCTTCCATCAATATACCAGTTACGGAAAATCTCATGGGCTTTGGAATCAAAGTCCAGGAGATCCTTAATATACTTAAATTCGTCGCGGATAATCTTTTTGATATTATCCCCGACGTTTAAGTTTTGGAGGTCGATCTCAACTGGACTGTCGCTGAGATCGGAAACAATTGCCTCGTTTACAATATCCTCAATCGCTTCATCACACTCTGGATGCAGAGACATTTCTCTGTATCTTTTAACAAGATCATACTCATTCCTGAATACACCTTCAATGTCAACATATTGCCCATAGAAGCCGCTACTTACAAAGTAGTCGGATTTATCTGCCTCGTTCTGCGGTACAGGAGAAACCGCAGACTTAGGCAGATTATCTCCGTCAGCCCCCTCTATGGAGAAACCGAATAATTTAGCCATTTTGTCAGTGTTGTCTTATGGTCTATTTATCAACCAACGACAACGTTGCCATTTTCATTCAGGGCTTCCCACCACTGAACTTGGAATTCAACAGAGAATTCTTCAATAACGTTGTTTTGATCGTAAGAAAGTTCGATCGAAGAAACGTTAGTTGGGAACACACCATGGAAGTGGTATGATCTCAGGATGGGAATAGTATTACCCGAGGTTGCAGGAACTCCAGCCTGATTAGTGATTGGAGCGCGACCAAGTTGATGAACGTAGGCTTCCTGTTGATAGACTGTTGGATCGACTTCACCAGCATTATCAGAAACTTTATTGATGATGTTCATCCACTTTTCGAAAGCATCTCTAAGAACAAAGTTGCTATCGTTGATAACAGTGATCGTCCAGGTATCGAAACTTCTCTCACCAGCGATCTTAAGTTCTCTTCCACGGAAAGGAACAGAAATTGGAGCCACAATAGAGGCGGGCAGGTTAGCTCCTTTTACCAGGAAACGAGTTCTATCACTCACATCGTTGTCGTCGATGCCCAGGTTTGGGAACTTGAGTTCTACCTCAAAGAAGTTAGGGCGAACGCCGCCGCCCAACAACTTCGACTTAAAGGTATCCAGGGTTCTCGCATTACTCCCTGTATTTGGGATTTGCTGAGGCATTGTTTTTTACTCCTGTTAGATGATTAGACGATGATGTTACTATTTAATGATCAAACTGTACCGATCACTTCTTCGAAACTGACACCCGTGCGGGTGGCAACGAAGGTCAGGCCGATGAAGTTGATAGAACGTGCTGGTTTGATGAAGATGTCGGCACGGAATTCATTCGCGTCGATCACGTCTGCAGTGTTATTACTCTCATCACAGACAACCAGGAAGTCTGTGATACCTCTCTTAGCCTGAACATCGCGGAGGAATGGTTCTACGATGTTGACGAAGTTTGCTCTGGTGATTGCATCGTTGAACTCAAACAGTTGAGCACGTGCAGCTCTCTCGATTGCAGTTTCAACCGTGAGGAACAAACGACGAACGTTGATTCTATCGAAGGCAGAAACAAAGGACAGTGCAGTCTTATCACCGAAGAGAACAATACCACCACCAGGAGAAGCCACAATTGGGTTTACTCTCTTAGTGTAAAGCAGATCTCTTTGTGCCTGTGATGGGTTGTATGCAAGTTTGACTGCATTATTAACCGTACCACGGGTGGTTCCAGCAGGTGAGAACCATGGGAAAGAGTTCTGGGAAGTTCTTGCCATCATTCCAGCAACGTCTGGGTTGCAAGGAATATAACGGAACTTATTGTTGAAACGATCGTAAGTATACTTGTAGTTACCATCAAGAACTGCGTATGAAGAAGAGGTAACTCCCTGTAAAGTAGTAAGAACGTTTGTTGTTTGTGTATCACTATTCGTGAGAGGTACATCACCACTCATCAGGTCTGCCTTTCTTGGAGAAATGACAGCAATACAATCTTTTCTATTGTCGGCAATCTGAACAAGTTTGTTAGCCTTACCAACGGTCTCATCTCTGGAAGCAAGTCCAGGGCCCATGATTAAGAAATTAACTGGATACTCTCTAGCATTTGCAAACTGTTCATAACCAGTCATCAAATCGCCAAGAGTTGCACTGTAAGTAGGAGCAGTGTAAGTACCGCCGTAGTCCTTACCACCTTGCAGTGAGTATGTCGATCTACCGATACCAGAGAACGAAATACCCTGTGCGTTTTGTCCCCATGCACTAGAGGAAGCGGTGAATGCAGTGTTTCCACTTGCAAAGTCAGTTGCAGTTCCGTTTGGAGCAAATCCAGCAAACAAGTATTCTGAATTGTTTGCTACATAATCCTTATAGTATACTGGTGCATTGAACTGGGTTGCATCTTTAGCCTTAGAAAGACCTACCCACTTTTCGAGGATTTGTCCACTGGTTCCAGTTTGAGATCCATCATCATCAACAACTACGACGTTAATCTCATCAAATCTAGCATCTCTTGCTGATGCATAAGAAGATGTGCCTGGTTTAGGAGCAACGTTCTTCCAATATACTGTCGAATTTGTCAGTCCAAGGGTTTGAGACTCGTACCAGTCAACAGCAGTTGTTGGAGTGAGAGCTGAGTTTGTGGTGATACCAGTGACCTGCATAAGTTCACCAGTGGTTCCTACACCCGCAACACTTCTTACTCTGATGTAATCATTGACATCGATGTTTCCGAGTGCATTAACACTGAGAGTGGTAAGGAATGAAGAATTTTGTGTTTCTCTTACGGTTGTTGCAGCACCAGCACTTGAGAGAACGGTAACTGAAGTGCCATCATTAGCTGCGGCTTCTGTTGTTCCATCAATACCTCTGGTTGAGAAACCAACGAATCCAGTTCCTGAAACAATAGTTTCTCCAACACCGATCAATTCTCCACCAATAAGAAGGAGGTTTGCGGTGCTATCGCCGATGGTATTAATACCAGAAGTGCTAGAAAGATTAACACCAGTTGCACCGATCGATAACTGTTGTCCACCAGATTGGTCAATTGTGATGGAAGAACTTACAGTATTATAAAGGAGAACTGTAGAACCAACACTAACTGCACTTACAGAAGTACCACCAACAGCTCTTGTAATAGTGATGGAAGTGGTTGCTGAACCAGTTGCACCAGAAATGTTCAGAACTCTTGAGGTTTTAAACTCATAAACTCCACCCTTTTCATAGTTGGCGTCGGATGTAGTTCCAGCAGTAGAAACTTGACTTGTAACTTTTACTTCAATAGATGAAGCACCAATACCAGTTACAATTCCTTTCAGGTGTCCGTTCAGAGTCAATGATGTACCAATACCACCAACCGAAGCACCACCAAATGCTTGGGTTACTGCAGCACCTACAACAATACCACCTGTGTTAATACCAGTTAAAGTTTGGTCTGATTTTGCGTCGATGACACAAACTTTCAGATCATTAGCCCAAGTACCAGGGTTTTTAGCAGCCCAATACCAAGAAGTTGCGGTTGAATAAGAGTTAAAATAATCTTCGATATTTTTTACTTTTAAGTCTGTGACCGAAGAACCTGATCCAGATGCAACAGCGGAGTTAGCGTTAACAAGTGACGTGCCATCTGTTCTGACAACTCTCAAAACGCCACCATATGAAAGATAGGATGAAGCACTCATCCAATATTCATACTGATCACTAGTCTCTTGTGGTTCCCCAAGAGTATCTACTAAATCTTTTTCGTTTTCAATGAGAATTGGTTCATTAACTGGACCCTTAACAAAAGGTCCTGCGATGGCGCCAGTCTGGTCACTTACGCCTGTAATTCCACCACGGGTAAGATCAACCTCTCTTACCTTAATTCCAGGAGATACTAAGCCTAAACCAGCCATCTGATTTCCTCTAGAAGTTTCAGTTGATTTCTAAATTTATTTATTGATAGCAAGCTTTTCAAATGGGGAAATAGGACGTGAACACTACCAATCAGGATATTCCCACCTATCAAATATGGTATTTGTCATTCTACTGACAGTCACTCGTTGTATCGTGCAGGTTTTACATTCATATGAATATGCAGATGGATATGAACCTCTATCTTTTCTTGTCAGATAGAAATCATCGATAAGATTTTTTCTCTCACCACAAACCCTACATGTCCTCTCAACAAACAGTAGATGTTCTAGATCAAACTTATCATCAATATCCATCAATAATACTCCCACATATAACTTAGATCTCCATATGTTGAATTAAGATCCGTCATGTCAGCTTTCTTCCAGAGAGTTCCATCATCACCCTGAATTATTTCATCATCCAAACCATCACTGATAAAACCAAACGGTGCCATGTCCTGTTCAATCTGGTCTCTCTGGTCTTCGTACAATCTCTTACGGACATCCTGGTCAGTCAGTTCTTTAAAGTAGTCTTGTGCAACCAACCATGCATAGATAACCAAACACATTGCAAGGTCATCATTACACCCATCCTCAGCCTCAAATGAGTTTCTCTTGTGGATGAATGTGGTAAGTTCTGATATAATATCGTAGTCTTTGAAGAGAACCTTATCGGCCTCAATCATTGTCTTCAGGTTGGAACATCCTACTGCCTTTACAGCCTTGGACATCTTGAGACCCAACTGAGTTTTCTTTCCTGAGAAACCCTGACCTACGATCTGTCCCGCACGTCCTCTCATCGAACACTGAAGAAGATTGGGATACTCAAGATCGTAATTTAGAATAGCTGCAACCTGATCACCAATATCATTCACCTCACATAATACCCATGCATTATTATATGACTTTACCGTTTCATAAATGATGGATGGGAACAACATCGGTTTGATTTCGTTGTTCTTATATTTGGCTACGACTTTGTGTGGATACTCGGTAATGTCCACAACAACGAAAGCCGAATAGTCATTACCACCACCACGGGCAACGTCAACAGTACAAACGTAGTCGTGGTTCTCAATCGGTTTTTCATACACGTCCAAACCATTACCAGATTGAATGGCCCTGTCATAGACCATGGCTCTCAACTTGGCTGGATTGATGAGAGTATCAACTGATCCAAGGAACTCACATTCAAACTCAACCTTGAACTGGTTTTCTGAAGTGTTCTTGATGGTTTGTTCTCGCCACTGTTCATCGCGGCCTGGAACTTCTGACCAGTGAACTGAAGTTGGAACGTATTCGTTTTGACCCCTCTCAGCATCATGCCACATTCTATAAAAATGGTTCATGCCGTGAGGCGTTGAAACCATTATGACTTTTGTGCTTTTACCAGAAGTAATAGTAGGATAAACAGATGCAAAGAAGGAGTCAGCGATGTGATTAGGGACGAACGCGAACTCATCGAGGAAGAGGATATTGAACGACATGCCTCGGACAGCACTCGCAGATGTAGAAGCTGCCAATACCTTACTGCCATTCTCCAACTCCATTGATCCTTTGTTCCATGCAATGATACCCTGTTGCATCCACTTTGGCAGGTTCTCATATGCAAGTTGTAACCTACTGAGGAGTTCCCTTGCAGTAGATGCTTTGTTGGCAAGAATACCAACGTTTACACTGTCATTGAATACAATGAAGTGAAGTAAGTATGATACCGACGTTGTTGACTTACCCGTCTGTCGGGGCATCATACAGATATTAAATCTATTTTTATGAAAACGACTGATTAACTTCTCTTGAAACTTATACGGTTCAAAAGGAACAAGACCTTCATCCAGAGAAACGATACGAATATAATTTCGCGCAAAGTAAACAGGATCTTCTTTACACTTAATAAATTCTTCGATCTGGTCTTTGGTGAACTCAATGGCGGTGTTAGCCTTCTTGAGGTTCGGGTTACCAAGGTATACCTCACTCATCTAACTCATCATACGCTAGCTTAAGTATGTAGTAGATGCACCACCCAGTAAAAACCAATCCGCAACACAGAAGTATGATTACACTCCAAGTCGGATCATTCAGGTTCTGGTGGGGTCTTAGTATGAGTTCCATCGAAGGGTGCCCAGTGTTCCCACTTATACTTATGCACTGCCCAAATTCCAAGTATAGGAACTA